TGTTATCGATCAAGGTCTCAAGCTAACTAGTGCTCAGATGAAGCAGCTCAAGGAAGCTATGCTTGATGAGGAAGATGTGGAGCAAGACGATGACTGAGATAATGACCAGCCAGAAGTTCTCGTTGTTAATAGAACAATTAGTGCTTGACAAAAAGTGTAGTTACATGGATGCTATAGTTCTCTATTGTGAGAAGAACGATATGGAGATTGAGAGTGCAGCTAAGCTATGCAATATCCGTATTAAGCAGCAGCTCGAGATTGAGTATGGTGAGTTAAACTTTCTTCCTAAGGCGGCACAGTTACCAATATGATTCTGACTAGAATGTACAGCGATGATGGATTGCGAGAGGCTCATGTAGTACGTCATACTACTGGTCTATGGGTTGATATGTTTGAGCGTAATGATCAAGAGAAGCTCGAGCAACGTCACAAAGTGAGCATGGAAGGGCATAGTGAGAACTATGCTGAAGATGCTGCTGAGAACTGGGTAACGTACGTCATAAGGAACTGATGGATATCTATGAAGGGTTTGCTGCGTACCAGACATACGTGGCAGTTCGTAATCACTTTAAGCAAGACAGCTATGACTACTTCAAATATAATGGTAAGACTCGGGTTGGACAAGATAGCTTTCTTAAACGTAGCGACAGATATTTCTTTGCCAAACTACAACGTAAGCTCAGCTCAAGTGAGCTGGTTGGTTTCTTTGTAGCTAACTTTATTAACGATGACTCTAATTGGTCTGGCTCTCTTGTGACAGAAAATAGTATGACAGTATACAATCAGTGGATGAAGAAGATACAGTCACTGTCATATACGTTTCAGCAGGATTGCCTAACTCTCAAAGAAGCTGTTGACAATAACGGCAAGAGCTTTGATAATCTCTTTATTACTAATGGTAACCATCCGCCCTTGTTAAAGATGTACCTTGGCAAGAGCATACAGTTGGAGACCATGGTGATAATCGATCAGGTGTTACGATACAGTCACAGCTGGTCAAAGGATCTTGATGACGACATTGTATGGTCTAGTGTTTGTCGTCTGATAGATAAATATAGTAGCTTTGTACAAGTCGATAAAGGCAAGTATAAAGCTATTATGCAAACAACGTTTATATGATGCAGTACGTGGACACAACAACATACAACGCTATACAAGGAAATACAAATGGCTAGTTCATTCTCAGAGCTTAAGCGCTCACGTTCAAACTCCCTCAAGACTCTCATCGACGAGACCAACAAGCTAGCTGCTGGCAACAAGCCACAAGGGCAGCAAGAAGATCGTTTCTGGAAACCAACTGTCGACAAGGCTGGTAATGGCTATGCTGTTATCCGATTCTTGCCTGCAGCAGAAGGTGACGAGCTTCCATGGGTACAGACATGGAACCATGGCTTTCAAGGTCCAGGTGGATGGTACATTGAGGAGTCCCTTACTACAATTGGTAAGAAGGATCCTTTGTCCGAATACAACTCTATGTTGTGGAACACTGGTATCGAAGCGAACAAAGACCAAGTGCGTAAGCAGAAGCGACGACTCAACTACATCTCCAACATCCAGGTGATTAACGATTCGTCTAACCCAGATAACAACGGAAAGGTATTCTTGTACAAGTATGGCAAGAAGATCTGGGACAAGATCAACGATCTTATGAATCCTCAGTTCGAAGACGAGCAACCCATCAACCCATTTGACTTCTGGGAAGGTGCTAACTTCAAGCTGAAGATCCGAAAGGTAGAAGGGTATCGTAACTACGACAAGAGCGAGTTTGACTCACCTGAGCCTCTGGCAGATGACGAGCAGTTGGAAGCTATCTGGAAGCAGCAAGTATCATTAGCTGAGTTCACAGATCCTGCTAACTTTAAGTCATACGAAGAGCTTCAGGCTAAGCTGAACCGTGTACTTGGTTTGGATGGTAGTGATATGACCGACCGAAGTGCTACCGTAGAAGATGCGGAGCCTGCTCCTGTAGTTGCTAAGGAGGCTGCAGCACCGGAGCCTGTAGCTGCAACAGCAGATGAAGACCTACCCTGGTCCACTAGTGAAGATGATGACGACGGAATGTCATTCTTTGAAAAGTTAGCTCAAGACGACTGAGCGAGGGGCCGAGAGGCCCCTTTTTTTATGCGTAAGCATTGTTACGATCTTGGTTTCTCTGGTAGGCATGATCTGTTGTTCTTGCACTCATCGCACCATAATGATGCTGTTGTATGTTGCTGCTATTGTTTTGTATAGTCTGATTGCTACCACCACTTACAACTACTACTTGAGGTTGTGCTGCGGCAGCTGCAACCTGTTTAGAGGCAGCTGCTATTGGAGCAGTGCCTAAACCATTAGCTGGTGTAATCGAATCAGTAACTCGTCCGGACATTATATTGTCTAACGGAGAACCCTCACCACTAAACACTGCTGAAAGAGCCCCACCCATTAAAGTCTCTCCTACCCCACTCAGTGCACCACTAGAGATGTCACCAGCTGCAAACGGGCTGCTGATGCCCTCTAGTAACGAGTCTGCACTATTTGTTGCCGCGGATGCAAAGGTCAAAGGGACTAATGGCTCAACTCTTGGAGGAACTCTCTCAGCTGTGACTGTTATTTCTTGCAACTGGTCACTTGTGCTTGTAGTAGCGATTGCAGATGGGGTAGGTGAATCTAACTCTTGAATCCTATCCAGAACCATTTGCTTTGCTCGAGGACTGATACCATCGTCATTTATAATAGCTTTCAGCTGGTCGACATCAGTGGTCTCTTCTAACTTCGAAATACTAATGTTGTTAGCGCGCAGTGGGTTTTGAACATACAGACCAGAGTCTATCGCAGCCTGCAGGCTAGCATCTTGTGTTGATTCGTCCAGCGCTGTTGCTCCAAACACTTGTGCTTCAGCTGCTGATTGTTGAGCTTCTTGTAAATTTGTTTCTCTCTCGTCTCTTTGCTTCTTTGCATTGTTCAGTTGTTTCTGAGCTTGGGCCCGCTCAGTACGAGACGAACTAGTAGCTATTGTCTCCTCCAGTTCCTGTACCCTCGCATCTGCTTCTGCTAGATCATCTTCTGCACCACTAACCTTTCGTGCTGCAATCCTTGCTTCTGCCTCAGGATCCACATCGGCTAGGCCCAATTTTCTCTTACCTTGATATATAAGATCACTGACATAATTAATAGCGTCCTTTATCGAGTTAAAGATAGAATCAACACTGTCTCTAAACATCTGATCGATATCAAACGAGTCAAGATACTCCTCAACACCATCAAAGCCAAGCCATCCTGCTATTGTACTAATACCAGCCTTAATAAGCTCTAGGGGCATAGTGACAAAGGCACTAGTTAATTCCTTAAACACGTTCTTAACGGTAATCATGAGCTTCTCAAACAAACTCATGTCGTCCTCAAACTCCTTAAACGAATCGAAGAGTGCTTTTACAGTAAAAATGATGGCTGTTATGGGTTTTGCAATTTGGGCGGCTAACGTAAACACTCCTCTTAATATTCCACCTAGATACTTAAACGAGCCACCAATTAATTTAAGAATACCACCGCCGGGACCACCACCGATAGCCCTTACAGCATTCAATAAAGGTCTCATGTCAAACACTGACACCAAAGATGTTCCAATGGTTTTCAACAAGTTGCCAACGTTGGATAAGAACTTACCTATCTTGTTTTCGGTAAAGAATGCAGTAATGGATTTACCGGCATTGACTAATCCTTGTGGCATGGTCAGCTTTGGTAACTTTCCTTTGAGATCATCAAGGAAAATAATTATGTCATAAATTCCTTCATATACCCTATAATACAGCTTGGACATTGCTTTGGTGATCCCACCAAGTATCTTTGGACCATCAAACTTACCAAGCGTTATGAATTTTATCAGATTGTTTACAATGCCTGCTACGTATCCTGATAGAGCAGCGCCTATACTTGCCAGTAGCCCAGTGATGCCTAATTTCTTAAAGAACCCACCCTCATCATCAGTATTACTAGAAACAGTTGGTGTACCATCTTCTTCTGTGTTTACTGGAGTTACGAATCCCTTGGCCTGTGCTTCCTTTAACCTTTCAGCTTCTGCCCGGCGGGCAGCCTTTTGATCTTTTTGTTGCTCTATGAACCGTTCGCGTTCATCGTCCATATACTGATAGAAGCCATCCCTAAGCTGAGAAAGAGTCATGTGTATGGTCTCTAACCATATAAGCTGAGTGCCTTGATTAACAGCATCTATAGTAAGAGCTATTTGTCTGTTTTCAAGATTCTCTTCTTTGATTGTGTCGATTAGTTCTTGTATGTTACTCATTGCTTATTCTCTAACCTTTGTTTTTCTTCTTCTAGGTAAGCTATCAGGTACGCAACATATATTTGTCTCTCAAACGGTATCATGTTCTCTAGATCGTTCAAACTATACTTATGGTGCTGCATCAAAGAAAAGTTAACATTATAATGATTAGCAAGCGAATCATAGCCGAACGCTATGTAAAAAAACTGTTGAGGCCCTCCACAGTCACTTTCTCGTCTTTACCACACTTAGTACACTTCCATTCTATGTCATGACTTAGTTTAGGTACATCTGTAAAAAACTTTTGTAGTCTACTAAATTGCTGTTGGTTCAATCCTTCAATGAACTGCTTAATCTCATCGCTGGTAAACGAATCGTATACGTTCTCATGATCGTAGATACAAACAACACAATCACTAATTAGTTTAAGCACACTGTCAAAATCCAAATCACCTTCTGCCAATGACGAGTGTTGAATGCCAGGATGCTTCATCTGGATGCCAACAGTATCTGTTAGCTCAATCTTGTCACTGTAGTCCTCTGGAAACTTAATCTCGATATTGTCAATGTCAATTGATATCTCTGTTGCATGCTTGCACTCACTATCAAGATTAGAGTGTCTAACCTTCAAGTCGATGCTCTCTCCAACAGACTTGCCTCTCAGCTTTAGAAACAAGTACTCGATGTCATACATTGCTAGCTTAGATACATCAAAGTTATCAGAGAGAACACATGCACCAATGATATTTTGTACTGCATTGGTCATCTCTCTCGTATCACCACCCTGAAGTGCCATGAACAATACTTTCTCTTCCTTTACCAAGAAAGGACGAAACTTAATCCTTTGCTTGGATGATGGAACGGTCGTTTCAAACTCAGGGGTGTTCAATAAAGGTAAAGTCATAATTTATTTCCTCATTATGATTCTGTAAAATAACGATACTGTAACGATACCGTAAATAGCAAAAGCTCACTCGCTTGGTAGCTGTAGCTAATCTCTCCTACGTTACGAGGATATACTTCTCGTAACTTTATTTCGTGTGTCTTTGAACCAGTTTCATCGTATTGCTTGATAGTTACATCTTTAACGTAGTCTTTGTAGTAACCGGCATTAAATGCTCTCTCAGTAGCAAAGCCACTGCCTGTCCTGTGTGGACCAACTACTTTATCTTGCCACTCAGTAAAAAACTTACGCTCAGTGTGATCAGGACTGCAATAAATCTGAGCACTTATAGGTGAG